AGCGCTTTCTCTGAGAGGATCACCGCGTAGCCCTCAATGACGCCGGCGGCTTCCATCGCTTTGACGCGCCGGTGGCAGGCAGATGGCGAAAGCCCGATGCGTTCAGCGAGTGCGGCGGCGGTGAGCTTGTACCCGAGCGTATTTCCGGCTCCTGCGGTCGCGGTGAACTTCGTCGTCCCCGCGGCGCTTCCTGCGGCGATTGTCGCGGTAAGCGCGGCGGCTCCGGCTGCGGGAGTCTCCGCAGGCTCTCCGTTGCCGTGCAGCTCGAAGGAGAAGTCTACCTTCCCCTGTGCGTCTCCGCCAGACTCGACCACGTTACACACCGTGACGGGAATCTGGATGAGGTCGCCGTACTGGTTGTACATCTTGTAATTGGTCTTTACGTCGTCGCCGAGGAGGAGCCTCAGCGAGGAGATAAAATCCTGCGCAGAATCCCCGAATACACGATGCCCGGTTCCCGTGACGATGTACTGCATTCCGATCTTGTCGGACGAGCCGAACCCGTTTCCGTTGATATACGGCGTCTGGTCCACGTTGTCATTGAGCCCTTCGACCATTGACGAGATACCAACTCCGAGCCGCTTCCACGTGCGCGTCGCTCCGGTCGGAGTGATGTCGATCATGTGAAGGAACTTGTAATTCAGTCCAAACTCCATTTTTTACCCCCTGGTAAAGTATTCCAGCCGGAACCCGGCTGTATATGTACTCTCGCCCGCCTCAGTTCTCTGAACCAGAGTCGGTTGAGAGGTCGGTACGATTGATACCCTAGTTTCATCGGTCAAGTCAACGTCTGCTATGTCGAGTGCCGATTGCATATCGCAAAGTTGATCATACGCTTTCTGTGAATCAGCGCTTCGGGCGAAGATGGAAAACGGAAATGCGCCGGTACGCGATCCATCGAGGTAGCGGGTCTCGACCGGGTTCCCAGGGTCAGCCCTCATCATGACGGCCTCGCCCGTGCTTGTCGGAAACACATTCATGTATATCGGCAAGGAGTAAACGGTAAGATGCGCCGTGATATACGCGGAAAGGTCAGCCAGAATAAGCTTCATTTGCTATCTTCCTCCATTTTTCGATGAACCGAGCTTTCGCCTGCTCGAACCATTTTGGCGATGCGTTCGGGTTTTTGTCGTGGCTCTTATTCGGTGCTTCATAGTATTGCTTCTTCGCATAGGGCGCGTTCCATTCAAGCGTTCCATTGCCTTCTACCGGGAATACCGACTGAATAAGGTCGCCGGTATCCTCCGGGCAAAAGTAATTGCTATCGGCGGCTACTGCCTCATCAAGCGCGAGTTGAGCGCGGTCAACGCGGGCCCCGATCTTGTGTTTTATCGCCTGTTCGTCAAGTTCGATTCTCATACGAGTGCCACCTCGTAATGATGAGGCGTTCCATATACGGTGTATTCGTCAACCTGCTCCCGAACCGTGTAGTCCTGCGTTCCGAATGTAATAACGTCGCCCGGAGAGAAACTGGTTCCGACTGGCAGACTGTTCACGCAATCAAAAAACAGTACCAGGCTGTCATTTTTCTGCTCGCCGAGTGCGGTCAGTGCGTTTTTCTTTGCGCGTTCAATCCTGATATAGTTCAGCGTAACGCTTGTGGCGTATGTCTTTTTTCCCCATGCATCTAGTCCGGTCAATTTCTTGTAAGTTGCCGAGTGCGGCATAAGAGATCGAGGAATCTGGTTAAACATAGTAAGCCCCGGCGCGGTTGATACCCCGGAACGTCAGCCCGGCCAACTCGAGATACTGCATCGCCCGATCAACCAATGATGGCGTTTTCGTGGTCGAGCCGTTGGAATACGAGAACTTACCGATGCTCGCACTCGAGACTCCTGAAGTATTATAGTCATCGCCATTTACGACGTAGTATTCGGTCTGTGCACAGCAGGCTTTTTGCAGCATATCATTCTGGTATGTCGAGAGCGTCGAAGTATCGATTACCCCGCCGGTTGCCATGTCGATCGTATCGCTTGCCCGGTTGAGCCATTTCGTGGTCTCGGTATCGTCTACCGATTTCCCGCCGTATGTCGATTTGTAATAGGTCAGAGTCGCGTATGCCATGTTATGCCCTTAACTGTTCAAACTGTACATTGATTGCGGCGTATAGTTTCGATGCGCCTTGCGTTGAAGTGAGATAGATTCCCTTACCGTCTCCGATAGGGATATAGACGTTTGCACCAATAAAGTCAGAACGATTCGAGATGAAAAGCTTTCCGAAAACAATGCTCGAATCATCATTGTGGAAGTACGCCTCTCCGGTATTTGCAACCGTTCTTATCGAGGCATATTCGACGATCATCTGTGTTCCGGCCGGAGCTTTCGGGGCAATCTCTGCCGCCGTTTGGCTCGAGCTGAACTCATACGACCGCCAAAACTTTTCGGTGTTTCGTGAGAAAACACGGTAAACCGGTGAAATATCCGGAATGCCGAGTTCTGGAAATCGTTTGTCGACTGAGATCACGTCCGAATCGCTCGCGCTTTTCTGCACCATTCGGATGAGTCCGAACATTGTCTGAAAGGATGCCGATGCGTCGAGGTTCACATACCGCAAATAATCTGCACTATAGAACTCTCCGGGCTTCGCGTAATCTCTGACGCTCACACCTTCCACCCTTCGGATTTCTTCTTCTCGACATCTTTTGCCGGGATGATCTTCGTCACGCTTCCGCGAGTCATTTTCACATCAATCGGCTTCTTTTCATCGCCATGCTTCTTCTCGTCTTTCATTCTGGGTCCCTTTCAAGAGAAAACCGGCCCGAGCCGTTTAAGACTGGGCCGGTCAGCGGCTAGGCCGCTTTCAGGGTCTCGAACTTCACGGCGCGTCCGTTCTCGTCAAGCTCGACCAGGGCACCGAAGTATCCAGACGTTACCGTCTTTGCTACAGCGTCCGCAGTGGTGATCTCGGTATACGAGGTCACCGCGAAGTCGTCATAGCAGGCCGGGGCCGTGGTAGCGGCAACAGTGGCAGCGGTGATGTAGTAGAACTTGTGCCCGGTATCCCGATTGGTGTACAGGGTGCCGAGGGTGTAGGTGATGTTCGTCACTCCTGTGGTAGTGGTCGCTCCGAGGGCGGTGATTGTTGCGGTCTTGAGCGAGACGTAAAGCATATTGTGCTTGTTCTCGAGGATGAAGCAACCGTGCACAAGCCGCCCCTGGATGAGATCGCCATCTCCATCGGTGTGCGTACCCGCGGCAAATACCTTCGTGTTTCTGTGCTTCTCGAAAGCGATGACTGCCTGCGGAGAGTAGAGAATCCAGTTCATTTCCTGCGCGAAGTCTTTCACCGAATATCCGCCATTTCCCGTATTGAGCAGGGCATATTCGGTTTTCATACGGTCATCCGGCACGGGCATCAGCTCCACTCCGTTGAGCTTGAAGATTTCGGTAGATACCGAATCACCGTTGACTTCCTGCACCACCATCTGCTTCGAAAGTTCGGTCGAATTGGTGAAGTAAGAAAATGCGGTTTCGGAGATCTTCGCCTTGAGAGGGGAAGCGCGGCCAACTGCCTTGCGCACCTTCGCGACATCGTTATTGAAGGTCTGTACGACGGTCGCGGCGGCGGGGGTGTAGTACCCGAAGCGGGCGGTGGTGTCGTCAACGATTGCCTGAAAGATTGCGGAGTACCGCACACAGTCAAGCTCGGGTGCTTCATCGTTCGCGCCGAACTCGGTAAGGAGTGCGCCGGCGGAGAATACGCCGTTCGATTCGTCCTCGTCCATCACGTCAACAAGGAACTCATAGGCGCGGTCGTAGGGGATGACGTAATCCTTCCAAGTGAGGTTGCCGGAGCCGCGAGTATAGCCGCCGTTGCGGTCATAGTTCAGCATTCCGGTAGTTTCCACCGTGGCGATGGATACGGTATTTCCGCCGTTGAAGCGGATGTTGTTCGGATTTGCGACGAGGTCGCCCGAGGTGAGCGAAGCCTGCACGACCTGATCGAGATAGGTCTGGTAGACTTTCGCCTTTTCAACAGTGTTTGCCATGTTGCCTTCTTTGGGCAAGCAAAAAGAAAGAGCCTGCCCGAATATATAAGTGATTGGCTCCCATACGGAAGCATTAACCCTTGATAATCGGTCAAGCCCTTTCCTCGGATACGCCGAGCCGGTAATTCGGATTATCTACCCGAATACTTTTTCTGTCAACGGTGCATATATTGCTTTTTCAGCGCGTTCAACGCGGCATCGTTTCCGTCGATCTGCTGATTCTTTGATCCGGCCCCAATGTCCTTCTTTTCAGCGCCGGCGAACTCGGGGAAATCGGCAAGCGCGGCGGCTACCTGGTCGGCGACGGTCTCGCCTTCGTACCCGCTGGCCAGCTTGAGGAAGCGAGGAAGGAGCTTGTCAGATACTCCGCGCCGCAGTGCTTCTGCCTCCGTTCTGGCTTCACGAGCCTCGCGCCGGGCGGTCTCCGTTGCGGTCTCCTGATCTTTCAGCTTGTCATTTACCGTTTTCTGGCTTTCCTTCCATTCCTTGAATCCCGCAAGATCGGCCTTCACGTCTCCGGTAGGCTCGAGTCCGGCTTCTCGCAGGAACTTTGCCACTTCCTTTTTCGAGTCGCGGAGAATCATCGCGTTCACCTGCTCATCGTTGTACGTCCGTCCTGCTGGCTTCTCTGTGTCGGCTCCGGAGGACTGGCCCGCGGTGCCGGCGGTTCCAGATTCACCACTTCCGACAACTGCGGCCGGTCCCGCTCCGCTTCCACCATCCGCACCGTCTGCGGCGTAAAACACTCTTTCAAACTTCATACATTCCCCCTTATTACTTTATCAGTACGTCTTCGTAGTTCCATATTTTGTCGAACCACTGACACCATACGGCAAAGTGTTTCGCTCCAACGCCGTCCCTGTAATGCGAACGATACGTCTTTGGTATCATCCTCTCAAAAAATCTTTTCATCACTTCCTCCTTATTGGTATATCTGCTCACGATCTCGGCGGCGCGTTCGCCCCGATTCGTCTATAAACTCTCTCATGACTGCCTGCCTGTCGGCCACCTGCTTCTTGTAGTGCGCTATCTGGTCATCGCCTCCGTCAATCGATGCGAAGTATAGGGCCCGCTTGTCGCGCCTGATCGCCCTCTCAAGCCCGCGTTGAACCTGCGATTCCTTATAGGCCTCCGCATTCTCTTTCGCGGGATATGGCTTATATGCCTTTTCGGTTCCGGGCACGTATATCGATGAAGTATGTCCGCAGTTGATACCGAACAGACCAGCCGGTTCACCGTATGATGTTGTAGCAAGAGTCGGATACCCAGGTGTTTTTCCTGTTCTCGAATACACCTTCCCCTGATACGGTGCGCAACCGGGACGGGCCCCGATGTGGCTTGATACCAGTATGAGGTCGAACCCGTATTCGTCCATCCTCTCGAATTGTGCCTCCCGCCTGGCATTGCGCGTGGTCGTCCGGATGATCGTCTGCGCGTATGCTTCGGTCGTCCAGTTCCTGCCGGCGCTGTCAACGAAAGCGTTGATTCCATTCTGCGCCCATTTCGCGGATGTCTGCGCGATTGCCTGTCGGCCGGTGAGGTTCCCGGTAAGTACTTCGGCGGTAACTGTCTCGACTGTCTTTGTGTAAACGTCGGCGGCTGACTTGAGCATGGTTGCACTCATGCGGTTCATGCTGTCGGCTGATATACGCGCCCAAGCGCTCGTAACGGCCTTGAGCTTTGCGCTTGACTCGATAGGCAGGACTTCGGCGAGGTTCCGGGTATTGACCTCGGTATCGACCACCTGCGCCCCTTCCCGTGTCCTCGCCTCGATTTCCTGCATAGCCGCCTCTATCGCTTTACGTAGGTTTTGCTCTATCGCCTCGCGGTTCATGGCCTGTAGTGTGCCGATCTGGGACAGCTTTTCAGCCTGCCAGACTGCCGAACCGATTGCACCACGGTTGAGCAATCGGAGCATATTGGCAAGCATCTCGGTTTCGATCTGGTAGAGCAATTCGAGGGCGGTCATTTCTTGATCATCTTCCGTATTCGCTTTTTGTTGTTGTTCGTCTGCCGGATAACAGCCCGTCCGAAACGGCGCTTTGCACCTTCTGGCTGTTCGTTGTACCGCGCTTCCATGTACGCCCGGAGCGTCTTCGTCGGCATGAGCTTGATATACCACCCGAGAGGGCGATACCCGAAGTATGCCGCCTGCTGTTTCTCGAAGGCTATTACCGCTGCCCGCGCCGCACGGCTGTTGTTCCTATTCTGCTTCCCGGTGAGTTGCCCGGTGCCTGCGTCTTTCATGTTTATCCCTCTATCTTTATTTCGGTGAAATCAACAAGAAGCTCGATTTTTCCGATGTCTTTACTTCCTGCTAAAAAACTCATGTCAGTCACTCTTTCGATTTCGACATATTCGCCGTTTATTTCAAGGTAAACAGAACCGACGGCCCTTCCTCTGATTCGTTTACCAATGAACTTTGCTTTCATCCCTGTCCTCCGAATAATGCCCCAACGTCAACCGTTGCTTTTTCCTTCTTGATCTCAGCCGCCCGCGTTTTTGCCTCTTCCTCGGTGCAACCGTCGAGCTTCATGATCGCCCGCCATGACTCAATGGTTCCGCCAGTCATGCGGGAATGGTAATAGGTCGCCGCGCTGTTCCGATCCTCGATCACGGAATCATCCCACTCGATTGACGGGACGACGGAGCCAACAGACTCCTTGAGGTATGCGCCGAGTATCTGGATGGACATGCACATTTCGACGATCCCGTCACCGATCGCGTTCTCAAGTCCCTTCTTCGTCTTGAAGGTCTTGCTGTTCTCGCTTATCACCTCGGTCGCTGTTTTCATTGACTGGCCATCAAAGGAGAGATAGCCGGGATTCACGCCGGTCTGGATGCAAAGAATGTCGACGAGAGTCTTGATGGCGAGACGTATTTCCTCGATTCGCAGGTCGAGCGTGTTATCGGTAATCTTGAGCTGCTCCTTGTCATCGCCGGAGAATGCCTGATAAACCTCGTCGGAGGGGTCAAAGTACCGGATGGGCTTTCCGGTCTCCGCATCAATGACTGTCCGAACCGCCGATGCCGGGACAATGATGCGCTTTTTTCCGAGCACAATTTCCGACTGCAGCGCATCGAAGGCGATGTCGAGCGATTCGATTGTGTCGAGCGCATTGGCAAACACGGAGATAGAAAGCGGTGATTCAATGTCAAGATTATTCCCGCCCGGCACTCCGATGTACTGGAAGAGCTTTACCGGTGAATATGATTCCGCGTCCTCGATGCCGAACAGTGAAAGCTGTGCCGGAACCAGCGTTGCCCCAATCTCCTCGTATGTCTCCGAGGTTATGATATACGTTCCGTCTGCCTGCCTGCGGTGTTTCTCCACGCGGATATACTGGCGCTTCTTGATGATTCGGCGGTCGATGATGTCTGCATCATGGATTCCCGTTGAGTCCCACGAGATCGGGATAAAGCGGTCAGCACCTACGAAATCAATCTTGATTTTCCCATTCTCCACGTAGAGCTTCGGGATAACGGCCCCGAGGGCGAGAAGGTATTCCGTCTCCCGCTGCATGGTCCCAATGAAGTTCTCGCGGACAAGCACGTCCATGGTGAACGGGTCAACCGTAAGCTCCGGGCGTTCTGACCAGATGAGACCGGCAATCTCCGATACGACGAGGTAAGCGGGCTTCATTGACTTTCTGATGCGCTTCTGCAAATGCCCGGTAAGCGTCGGGTAGCTGTATTCGAGCCAGTCTGCGCGTCCGGCGTACACCCGCCGCCACAGATCGACGCGGCTTTCACAATTCAGTACGTCGCTCGAGATGTCCTTTCCGGTTATCTTGTTCCATATCATCTTTGCTACTCCCCTTATCGTCATAGTATTAGCTCCTTCATCCGGCGTTCAACCGCGTATTCCATGCTGTCAAGGCTGTCGATGTTCGTTGTCCCGTTGTCCAGTCTGGTATCTTTTTCGGCCTTCTCGTCCCATACGGCGGATTGTACGGCAGTAATCGCATTCTGGCAACCACGCATAATGAAAGCCCGTTCGGTCGAATACATCATATCCCAGAAACGGATACGGTCGATGATTGGGTATTTCACGGAGTTTCCGACGTTTACCACGCCGAGGTTACGCATGGACTTGAGGATCAACTGCTCCGCGCTGTCGCAGTAAGCATCTACACACTGCCATTGCCTTTTAACACGTTCGACGAACTTCCTAAAGTTTATCAGTATAGACTCGGTGCTGTAGTTGTCTTTGTCGTAGAACTCATCAAGCACGACGATTGATAGCGGCCTTCCCGCTGGCTTGAAGTACCCGACCGCCGTGTAGACCGTCGCCGACCCGCTGCCACCGATGTCCGCACCTATCTCGACGAATAGAATGTTCTTCGGCATATCGTCGAGGATGTTCTTTTCACCGAAGGAAGGAAAACAGACCCCCTCGGCCCTGACCCATTTCCCAAGGATGTAACGCTCATAATAGACCGTGCCCGCATATTCCCGGCAAAGATTCTTTACGACCTTCTCGTCGAGGGAAGTATTGTCGAAGAGCGAATACTCCTGTACGTATTTGTCTACATCGGAGTCTATGAACTTCTTCGCCCAATGGACCGGGCTATCTGGATTGCAGGTGAGGTCAGCTCGAGAGTACGGCTTGTCCAAACGGCTTTTCGCCATCTCAAACAATTCGCTGTTCCATGTCGCGAACTCGTCACCATATAGGTACTTCCATCCCGAACCGCGTACCCTGTTGACGGCATTTACCTTATCGGCTCCGAGGCAGTGGACCGGCTCCCCAAACATGAACGATATACCGTTCGTGTTGATGTTCGATACAAGCCCGCCCCAGATGTCTTGAAGCGGGGAAATGATGTTCCGCTTGATATTCCCCTGAGTGTAGCCGAGAATCACATTCATGCCGGGCATTCCAGCCGTCTCCCGTATTCGTGCCGGGATTGTGTAGTTCAGGTCAAGGTATGTTTTCCCGCTTCGGGTCGCACCCGTCTTTATGTTCCACCGATGGCTAGCGTTTTTGATGAAGTCGCGCTGTTTATCGGTTAGCTGCACCGGCCTGATCCTTTACTCCGGAAAGTATTGCATCAAGCTTTTGCGTAAGCTCGTCATTATCGTTATCTTTTTCTGTTGCTTCTCGGATTTCCTTAATCATCGACACGCTTGCCGAATCTCCGCGCGATAATACTTCGGTAATCGTCCTGTCGATCAGTTCAGGTGCCGATAGCTTCTCAGTTTTTATTATTACGCCGTTTTCGTTCCGTAAAATGATGTTATGTTCTTTTTGAAGGTATTCTGAAAGGATCTGACTTATTCGTTTCTTCTCGCGGCGAACCTTTCCTGACGCTATGCCTCCCTTGCGTCCCATTTCTCGGGCTTCTTCCGGGGTTCTCTTTGATTGTGGTATTAAGTTTTCAGGCCTTCCTGTTCGCGTCGCCACCAATTATCCTCCGCGCCTTTCTCCATTCAAGGTAACGAATTAGAACTGTCGCGGCCTGCATGATCTCGCCGTCTGCCTTCAATTCGTCCTCTTCGGTTTGTGCCTCAAGTAGTTCCTCGCAGACAAGGCTATCCACAATGATGATTCCCTGCGCTTCCCTGTTATCGTTTATTCGGCGGTATGAGTCAAGGACGTTGCGCTGGGGTGTTTTATCTGCCTCGTCGTCGATTGTAAACGCAACCTTTATTCCGTCCCACGGGTGGAGCTCATCCTGCCGGGCCCGTTCGTTTGCTATCTCGACGAATATATCTAGCAGCATTGGTGATGGAATGTTCATCCTGCCGCCGTCTCGGTGTTTGCCGAAGGCTCGGCCTTCTTTTTTGCCATATATGCGGAATGCTCTTTCGCGTACTGGCTGACGAGCTTTTCCCCGTCGAGGTGGTAGAGTCCAGAAAGAAGGCGAATCACCCGAGGTGAAAGCTCTTGCGCCTTCGTGTTCTCGGCAAGGCTGACCATATTTGCTGAGATCCCGACCGCCGCGCCTACCTCCCTGGTTGTAAGCCCTTTACTAAACCGTGCCTGCTTAAGCTTTTCCTGTACCGTTTTCATGGTTCCATTCTAACAGATTTCTTTACATTGTCAAGTATTTGCGCACATCGGGAATCGAACCCGATTAGGAGTAGTAAGGTGTTCTACCCATGTCTTGTGTGTTATCCACGTGTAAAGTCGTATAAACACACCCTGCATCATGCGCTACCACCCGGAAAGGTCCACATCGAGTAAAACCTTTCACAGGGATGGTCTTGAACCGGCAAGGGATCGAATCTTGCATTCATCTGGCTTTAACGCGTGCGATATTTCAGCACGTTGCTCAGTGACGTTTCCGCTTACGTCCACAGTCCTTGTGTCGTCTCGCGCATTTCGCTCTCTCGAGTGCGCCCCTTGACGACCGGCTTCCGGCAATCTCCAACGGAGCCATGCCGGTATATATATTAATTTTCCGTTTGCGTTTTGTGTCGGGTCTAACGGCTACCCCAGTTTGTTCACCCATACGGGCTATAATGAGCTTCCGGCGTTGACCCAGCGAACAGTGTTCCAGTATTAGCCCTATTCCGAGGACTGTGCCGCCTTACACCTTGCGGCCTCGCTCATTATCTCCGTATCGCCGGAAAAACGCGTCTGCCTATCCGTTCGCGACCGGAATC